ACGAATCCAACCAGGGCCGCCTGATTCTCGGCCTGCTGTTCTCTGCTGCTGGTCGTGGTCGGTACCGTTGCGATGTCATCGCCAAAATCGGCCAGCGCGATCAGCTCAGATAATGATGCCGTGGTGCCGTCGACATCTATGTTCACGAGGTCTGCGAACCCATCGGCAAAACCTGAAACGTCGGCCACCGACCCGCTGGTGACAGACTGCAAACTTGACAGGCCAGACTGAAACTCCATCAGAGGGCCTAGCGAGGCGAGCTTTTCATCCGCGAGAGACAGGGCGTCGCCTGCCACGCTGTTGAATCCTTCGGCGACATAGGTCGGGAGGCCTGGAATTGTTACAGTATCAGTGAGGGCCGTTTTCGCTGCTGTCAGAGCATTGTCTGCTGCATCGATAGTGGCCTGCTGCGTTTCGTCAGTGCTTGACGGATACGCAACCTCGCCAGCCTCGGTGAATGCCATGGATACGGTACACATGCCGCCATCGCGAGATGATTCGCGGATGCTCACCTCTCCGCAGATGACATTCAGGCGGCCATAATACGGATGCACGAGCTCGCCTGGGCCTGACTGTTCGCAGGCCGTGAGCAAAGCGTCCCTGGCCGTCATGTAATCCGCGCCAACTATGTGCCCATCGACTCGGTACTCTCTGGCTTTGCGGCCCATATCTTCGATATACGGCAGGTCGCGCTGCGGGTAGTCGTGTCGAGCGGTCCGACGGCCGGCACCGAGGTCGGAGTCGTCAACGTAAAAACTCACGCCACGGAACGAGGCCGGTTGTAAATTGTCGCGCCAGGACATAGTACCTCCGTTACGGCGTCGCCATGGCGTAACCCATGGACAGGTCTGTTACGGCGTCTCCGTCAGAGGATACGCGAGTGCCCTTCGGCATATTCTCAAGCCGGATCTTGATCTCGGATCTTGATAGGCCTTGCTTGACCATTTGGCGTATCAAATCGTTTCTGGCTTTCATGTCCTGCATGTTCCTTTCAAACTCCTGCTTTTGCAGTTTTTCATCGGCACCATGGATCTGGTCATAAAGCCAATCACCGAACCAGCCATCGCCCTTGTACTTGCCGCCGCTCAGTTTATCCGCAGCTGCTCCGAGGCCTTTATTTGCCAGCGTCCCCACGCCATAACCAGCTGCCCCGGCTGCGGCCACCATTGCGCCCTGCCCGGCCAGCGCCCCGAGGCCTCCTGCGGCAGAGGTCAGGCCTCCGATCTTGCCAGCCAAGCCAGCGACCATGCCGCCGACGTTAGACAGCAGCGGCGCCATGGATTTCAGCCCGGTAACGGCCATCGGGATGCCCTTGGTGCCGAGCTGCACAAGCGAGGAGGTCATCTGTCCGACGGCAAGGACCCACTTAACAGCCATCAGCGCGATAACGATCTTGACCAGGTTTTCATAACCTCCGACGGCATTTGCAGTGCGATCGACCACGCGAGCCAAGGCGAGGAAGCCTCTGCCGAGCGCCATGGAAACGTCAAGCAGCTTAGACAGCCGGCCGGGCAGTTCACGCGCGAAATTTTTGGAAAACTCCGATATTTTGCTGCGGTTCTGAACAACGAACTCGGTAAACCTGCGTGTCAGCGCCGTGACCTGTGGCATCAGTTGCCCGCCGATGATATTCCGCACGCCTGTCAGCGCCAGTTTCATGTCCGTCTGCGCGTCGATGAAATCCTCGCTGGCCTTAGCTGCGTCCTCGCTGATCGTGCCGCCGAGCACCCGGTACTGCTCCCGGAGTTTCTCGATTTCCTTGGTCCCGTTCTTTGTCAGGTTGACCATGCCGATACCGGCGCGAGAGAACGCTGCTGATGCAAGGGCCGCACGCATGGTCGGATCCTCGATCTTGTCCATGGCCGAGAACAGCAGCATCAACCCCTCTTCTGCCGTTTTTGTGGCCTGCATCTGCTTCAGCAGTGACGGACTGAATTTTTTAAGGAACGTCGTCAGTCCACCTGTACCGACCCTGGCCTCGCCGAGTCGTTTGGTAAACGCCCCTATTGATGAATTAAAAACGCCCTGCGACACACCGGACCGGTCGGCGGCGAACATAAGTTCCTGATAGGCGTCAGTAGACAGGCCGAGCTGGCTTGAGACCTTGGCGATACGGTCACCGGCCACCGCCGTAGCGTTCACCATAGCGTACAATCCACCAGCTGCAGCGGTGGCAGCACCGCCGATAAACGTCAGCCGTTTGGCCAGCGTGCCGGTCTGGGTTTTTAGGTTCTTCCACCGCTTCCCGACGTTCGCCTCCTGGTTCAGCCTGTGGAAACCGTTGCGCAGCCGAGTGGTCGCGGCGTTGACGCGCCCCAGCCCGGTATTCATCTTGGCGAATGCCTTAGAGAATTTATCGACGACGCGTATTTGTGAGGATATCGGGCTTAGGTTCGGCATGTGTGATCCGTTACGTCAGGTGTGTTTATTCGCCTGCTCGACCCAGAACAGCAGATCGATGTCGTCAAGCTCCCATAACTCCGATGGCGGCCAGTGGTAGACTGCGGCCAGGACTCCTAAACCGTCCCTCCAGCCGTCTGGCCACCGGGCAAAAAACTTTCGACAACCTCCAGCCCTTTGAACATGTCAACCAGGTCAAGTTCGCCAATAACGGACGGAGGTTGCCCTGTGATCCTGCCGAGAATGATCTGCAGGTGGTCCTGACAGAGTTCCGCAGGCATGCCGCGCAGATCCTTCGCCCGAGGTCGACGCATGATCTCCAGGCGCTCGATGAGTTCTTTGCCGTGCTCAATCGGATATTCAAGTTCGATCACTTCGATCGGTTCAGCCATTCTGTTGCTCCTGTATGGTTAGGGCCGGTTGCCCGGCCCGGTCATCATGAAATTTCGTCAGCACTCAGGCCCTCGAACCGCACACCGATGTTGCCCTCTTCGGTGTTTCCGGTACCGTCCCCGGCATACCAGGCATCACGCAGTGTGATGACTTTGCCGTTCGCGAGCTCAAGGGTAGCTGTGGCGTCGTCAATCTCGCATAGGGCCGCGAGATCAAGCCCTGCCCTGTCAGTGATTTCCCCCTCGATGAACGGAACCTGTGGCGTTTCTTTGTACCCATGCACGGTGTCTGCACCGACGATACCCTCACGCTTCGGTTTGCCGAGGTTGTAGGTAAAATTACCCTTGGCATCGTATATCTCGCCGTTTATCTTGAGATACAGAACCCCTCCGCGTCTGTTCTGGCCTGCCATATCTCTATCCTCCCGGGCGGCCCGCTACAGGCCGCCCCGTTACGTTACTTCGTTACAGCAAAAACCCGATCTGGACCGCTGCCACGCGGAACTGGTTCACCAGGTTCGGCGGCATCATCCAATCCAGGCGGTTAGGATCGGTGGCGTTGCGCTCGCAGATCAAATCGGCCTTGAACTGGTCCACATCCTCGACCAGACCAAGCTCCTCCCACTGCCGGAATTTCGCGATGGCCTCGGCCTTGCCAACCTTGGGAGTGATAACCGCCTGCCCTGCCCCGTACCTCGTGCCGTCGTTGGCGAGCTTGTGCCGCGGGTACTTATTCAGGATGTGGGTGCGGAAGTCGTACCGCAGGTACATCAGCGTCAACGGGCTGTTGACATCGAGGTACGCGGTATCGTCGGCGCCGGCTGCGTTGGTTTTGTAGGTCGTGATCAGGCGCTGGATACGGCATGCGCCGTTTGCGTCCACTGAAAACGTGCTGATTCCGTCGTACAGCAGCAGGTTGTTTTCCTGCAGCGTGAACAGATCGGCATCGGCGGGGGCCAGCACACCATCGATGGCCAGAGTCTGGAATGGCCGCGCCGGGTCAATGTTGCCGTAATATGCTGCAACACTGGCGACGGCTGCGGCCCACTCGAACGGTGTGGTCGGGCTGCCATGGCAGTGCATGATCGACAGGTACGGGTCATTGTGCGCATCGCCAAGGGTGCCGAGCTCGGAGTGGGTACCGGTAGCAGCGGCGAACACAACACCGTCGATCTGGCGCAGCGGACCTGCACGATCTGCCATCTCGGCATAAAGCTCGGCCAGCGTCGACGCATCGGTGTATGCAGTGGCGATAACGTGATACCAGGTGTCGCCCATGGCCGCGATCAGGTCGGCGAGCTCCGGATTTGCCGAGCCTCCAGACATGGCAACGATGGTCGCGGTGACGCCGGTCGGCAGTGCCTCCCCATCGTAGTAGTTGACGCGCACGTCGATGTAGTTACCGGCAGCGCCTTTATTTTTCGCGGTCAGGGTGATAACGCCATCGACATTCGCGGCAGTGACCGGCAGGTCGGTTGCAGCGGTAATCGCGGTAACAAGCGCAGCGGCGATGGTGGTCGGCGTGTCGGTCGTGGCTACGCTTACCCGCACACGCTGCCCGGCGATATACAGCGACAGCGTTCCTGCTGCGGTCGGTGCACCACCGATGGTCACGGTTCCGGTGGCGGCCACGGCTGCATCGTCATCATCGAGCGGCCCGGCGTACAGCTCGGTAACCGAGTTGTTTTCCAGCCAGGCGGCGCACATCAGGGCCAGTTGCGACCCGGCACCGAACAGAGTTTTTGCCTGGGCCGCACTGGTCACACGGACAGGCGTGTTCGCAACGGCTGTGCCGGCTGCGAGTTTCTGACCGATCAGCAGGCCGCGATACGCGATGGTGTTTGCGTTCTGCTGCGCCCTGGAGCTGTCGAATTCGACATAACAGAACGGCACCCGCAGGTTAGTCGGGATATCGTTAAAACTGATAGACATGGTTTAGTCCTCCTGACCGTAGGTTTCGGCGACCTCGGTCACGTCGCCATCGTCCAGCCTGCGAATCCAGTAACTAGACCGTTCGACCGTGGCACCGGATTCAGGCAGCAGACCTCCGTCGGGGGTCCGTACGCGCAGCCCGGTGGCCGGTTTTATGGTTATGGTTTTCGGCATGGTGCCTCCTCCTATTGAGGTAACTCGTTCGTATTGTCGGCGTCGACTTCACCGTCCGCTGCGGGCTCGCCAGTCGTTTCCTCGGTTGCGATATCCCAGTCCTGATGCTGAGTGACGAAATCGTCAAGCTCGACGTATTCCGGCATGTAGGTGTAATATTCGACGGTCCATGTCATGATGGCGGCCAGAGTTACGTCGTTGCCGTCCTCGACAAGCTGGATATCGGTGCGCATCAGCATGCAATCGCTGACTGTTCCGTTCAGAGTATCGTCAGCGGCCAGGGCTTCCTCGACCTGCAAACAAATGGCGTCGAGCTGTTCGTCGGCCAGCGTCTCGCCTTCGTTCTCCGGCGTGCGCTCGGTGTCGCCCTCGATGGCAATCTGTACAACCAGAGACAGAGACCGCTTGACTTCACGTGGAGCCGAGTCGTGTCCGCTGCAATCCTCCGACAGTGTGTAGACCAGCATAGCCGGGAATTCATGCTGCCAGAGCTTCCGCGCACGGCTGGCAAAAACGCGGTCCCCACAGTCGGTCTGTGCCGCCAGGAGAATGGCCTTTGCTGCGTTGCGGATTATGGTTCTCTGGTGCTGGCTCATCGATTAAACCCTGTGCAGGTAAATGTCTGTGTTTCCGTATCCGTCGGGCTGTTCCTCTCGGACGCGGTACGTCTCGCCCCTGACTGTGATCCTGTCGCCACGTCCGCGAGTTTCCGGAAGGTCCTGCAATCGACAGAACAGCATCGGCTGCTGTGATATGACAGCCACCTGCGTCTGAGGATCGACCTCCTGATACTGGTCCTCATACACTCCCCGCACGGTGATCGCGTCGCCGCCCTCGGTGATATACGTGAAGTCCTCGCCAAGTTTGGCGATCATGTCTGCGGCTGCTTTGGCAAACGGCATGGCGACTCCGAAAATGGGGCCGAGGGTTGCCCGGCCCCGTTAGGTTACGAAATTACTGCTTAGGTCCGCTTGCCTTGCATCAGCACCTTGGGACGGGTGCAGATCGGCAGAGGGTTCGACTGGGCTTCAAGAG